GTTACTATAGTGAGAGACGATCGCAACGCAATCTAAAGCAATGGTGTATTTCGACCAAAGCGATAGACGTTGTGTTGCTCGATAATCTGTGTAAGGATCTTCTCAAGTTCTTTCGCAGAACTGAGCAGACTACTTACGCTCGCTTTAAACACGAGCACGCAGATTATCAATCCATTCTAGGGACCTTTTTGGCGCCTATAAGGGATTATATTGAAGTCTTCTTCAATGATCTGTCTCCCTACGCTTTTCGCTACATTAATCAGTTCCTCTCGTTTATGGGAAGAACTACCCTCCGTGACACAACATTAGCAGACGTGGCACTCTCTGATTATTATATCGGAGAGAGCCGTCTACGTGATGTCGTGTACGATGAAACCATTCTTCAAGGTATTAATCACATCTTGAAGGATTGGCTATCTGGGTTCCGTCTCGATGATTTAAATCCTCGACACGGTCCCGGGGGAGTAGCGGAGTCTGGAAGAATCCCGCAGCATCAGAAATACCAAAACTTAGGTATGGATGATCGCTTATGGTATCTTCTCAAGGACAGCAATGTGGAAGAATGTATCCCTCGTTCTGCGGAGACGAAATCTGTCACACGTAGATCAAAAGTTACATTTGTTCCGAAAAGTATGAATTCCATGCGTACTATTTGCATGGAACCAACTTCATTGATGTACTTCCAAGAGGCTTGCAGTGACAAGATAGATTCCTACTTCCAATCTCACACGTATCTTCGTGAGATAATTGATCTTCATGATCAAAGTAGGAATCGCATAATGGCAGCTGAAGGATCAATATATGATACTAAAGCTACTATAGACTTATCATCTGCTTCAGACAGCGTCTCTTGGCGACTCGTTAAAAGCGTATTCGCAGGTACACAGTATTATAAGGCTTGTTTATTGACAAGATCATTGTCGATGACATTGCCAGATAATAACTGCATACGACCAGAGAAATTCGCACCGATGGGATCAGCAATGTGCTTTCCCACTCAATGCTTGATTTTCGCTGGTATCTGCGAGCTAGTGGTACGTAGAAGGGGTTTCCGTAACTGGAGAAATATTTTCTCTGTATACGGAGATGACATTATTATCCAAAGGTGTTTCGCCGATGATGTGATTAAGATTCTCACATCACTGGGTTTCATCGTCAACCAGAGTAAATCGTTCGTCTCCTCGAGATTCAAAGAATCATGTGGAGGTGAATATTACTCAGGATACGATGTAACACCTGTCCGGATCCCGCGTAAGTACGCGGGTGGACCGATTAATAAAGCCAACCCGGGCTCTTTTCCTTTGCTAATTGATTTAGCAAACGAATGTTACCATCGCAAGTGGAAGACTGCTAGGGCTTTCCTAATCAGAAAGCTTCTAGAGCTCCCAAGAGGCTTGAGACCTCGTTTTGACGAGGAATCGTCCTTGATTAGTGATCAACCAACGAACTTCCATTTAAGGAAGAGTTGGGTGGACGATTATCAAGCATACTACCTGGAAGCTGGCGAGTATATTTCTCGCAAGTCGCGCCGACAGAAGAAAGATGAAATTTCTCTCTTCATGTGGTTCCAACGTGCACGGCAACGCCCTAATAATATCTACAGGTTCTGTCTTCCTGAGGATACTATTACGGTAGAGTCGGAATCCCCCAATAAATCTCTCACTTCGGTACGGCGCCCTGATGGGGCCGCTCCGGAGTAGTCGAAGTTTGATTAGCTTCGAGAGACATAAGTGAAGAAGGTGACTTAGTCAAAGGCTAACATGGCCTTACCTAAATAGGTAATGCAGGCGCATGTTCGCC